GGCGACCAGGTCCAGAGCGGCGATGCCGGCCGGACGCAGCACGTGCGTCGCGTAGTAGCTGAACAGCGCCAGCTCGATGATCGCGGGCCCCTGCTTCTCTTCGAAGCGGAACGTGAGCAGCGGGGATTCCCACGTCCAGAAGTCGGCCCGGTTGGTGATCAGCGCCACGTCGTCGCCAGCGCCGGCCACGCCCGATGTCTCTTCGATCGCCCACGCTGGCACGTGCGGCAGACCGTCGATGAACCAGCCCTGCTGCACGGCGTTGCCGAGCCCGGACGCGTTCTGTGCGCCGACGCTCGGGTACAGCGGCCGCCCGCTCGTGTCCTTGGCGTTGGCGAGATCCCGCGTCACGAGCTGCGAGATCACGGCCCCGGTCGGCGCGGCGAACCGCGTGAACGGGTAGCGAGCGAGCAGATCGCGGAGCAGCGGCCCGGCCACGTCGTCGCCCACGCCGAGCGCCGCGGCCGAGACGGGGGTGACCAGCGGAGCGACCGCCGCGTTGTTGAGCGCCGCGTACGCCTTCTGCTCGGTCTGACGGTTGTAGCTCTCGCGCATGGCGGCCAGCGCGATCGCGTCGATCGCGGGGTTCGAGCTGTCCACGATCTCGCGGGTCAGCTCGAACTTGCCGGAGATCGCTTGCGGCACGACCGTTGTCTCGGTGATCGAGAGGCTGCCGCCGCTCGGGTTGGTGCCCTCGACGTGATCGGCCGTGGCGCCGGTCGATGAGACGAACACGGGGACGGAGAACGGCGTCGCGTCGGTGATCGTGCCCCGGCTCGACTGCGCCACGATCGGCCGGCCCCGCATCAGCTCGGCCACGAATAGGTCAGGCCGGTAGCCGGGCGGGATGATCTCGGCCGCCGTGGTCGTGTTCTCCACGAACGTCGCGCCCGTCACGCCCGCATGCTGCGCCAGAGCGATCATGTCGCGCTGCTGCTCCATGAACTTGCGCTGACGATCGGCCGCCTCGTGGTCGCCCTCGAACTTCGCCCGCCACGCATCACGCACTAGCGAGTGCCCTGAGCGATCGCCGTTGAAGCGGTAGACCGGCGGTTCCTTCACGAGCTTGACCCGAGCTGCCGCGACCTCGCCCCGGCCGGTCGTGTCCACGTCCGACAGACGGTTGAAGGCGGCTGCGAACGCGTCGCTGACGACCTTGCCGATTGCGTCGGTCTGCGCGGTCTGCGACTCGGCGACCTTCTCGGTCAGCGCCTCGAAGCGCTCGTCAAGCTCCTGCCGGAACTTGACCATTGCCGACGTGTCGGCCGTGCCGTCGCCCGTCTCCGTGCCCTGGCCGTTGCCCTGATCGCCGTTGCCGGCATCCTTGCCCATATCGGTTGCCCCGTTTCTCGCAGCGGTTACCGACGCGACTCTAGCCGAATCGAAAGCCGGCAATGCGGTAATGGTCGTCTCGATCAGCCGTGAATGGCGCACGAGCCGGACATCGGCAGCGCTCGGATCCCGCGTCCACGAATCGGGAGACTCGAAGACGGGCCCGGCGCTGAATCCGTCGAGCACTCGGTCTTCGGCCATCGACAGAACCTCGTCGCCCGCAGCGCCGCGCATGACGGAGAACGTGCCGTATAGCCCGTCCTCGCGGCTCTCCAACGCGGTCGCCACGCCCACTGGCTTGGTCGTGTCGTGGTCGCGCAGGAGCTTGACCCGACTCACGTCCGACCACTTGAAGCCACGCGACATCGCGACCTGATTCCACGGCAGGATCAGGCCGGTGACGGTACGGCGCGGCCGGTCGACGCGGAACTCTGCATCGACCGCGAAGTCGAAGTGCTGCACGTCCTCGCCGCCCGCGAAAGCGACCGCGTGAAGTTGCCCGTTGCCGTTGCTTCTGGACATTGCATCCTCCGTAGCTGAGCCCGGCTGCGCCGGCACGACCGGCTGCCGGCGCTGCTCGTTCGCTGCCTTCTCGGCCGGCGTGAGTGCCGGCTTGTGCTCGACCTCGCGGATCTCGTCTTCGGTGATCGCCCCGATCTCACGGCCGATCTTGTTCGCCTGCATGCGCTCGAGAGTCGAGCTGCGCAGGAAGCCCGACGCATCGAAGCGAGCGTGCAGCCCTCGCGGCAGCGCGAACTTCGTCAGCGCCTCTTCGACGGCGTTCATGTAGGGCATGAGCACGAAGTCGATCAGGTCGGTCCGGCGCTGCTCGGCGTTCTGATACGTGCGGCTCGTGGTCGAGACGCCGATGTCCTCGGGGTCGAGCCCGGTCGCCCTGGCGATCTCCAACACGGCTTGCTGCCGCGCCTGCACGAGCTGGATCTGCTCGGCGTTCCATTGCACCGTATTCAGCTCCAACGACTGCGGCACATAGCCGAACGCTCGCGCCTTGCGCGCCGTCTGCCACGCGTCGAGCACTTTGGTGATCTCTTCGTCTTCGAGCGGGTCGGCGTCTTCGCGGTCGGTGAAGTAGCCGAGCGGCATCGGGTCGTTCGCGTAGACCTCGGCCACCCTGTCGAGCAGGAGCGTCATGCGGATCGCCCGAGCTGCGTACTTCAAGAGCGGAGGGTTCGGGGAGACGACGCGGATGATCTCGCGCGCTGGCACTTCGAGGCCGTCGATGAAGATCGGATCACGCGGCGAGAACTGCAGATCTTCGCTCAGCACTTCGGACGGCATGCCGAGGATCGCATGCTGCGAAACGGCCCGGTGGTCGACGTGATGCGCCTCGACCGGGAAGCCATCGGCGCCGAACCGATCCACGCGCCAATAGCTGACCGACTCGAAGAGCAGATCTTCGATCGTCATCGCGTAGACGACGCTCGCGGCGAGATTCGGGTCGGGATCGCTGACGACCGTGTTGCGCTCATCGACCGCGAGCGTCTTGTCGTGCACGCGGATCGGCAGCGTGGACGGAATGCCGGCGATCATGTTCCGGGCCCGCAGCACGGCCGGAACGGTGAGAGCATCGCTGCGGGAGATGCGCCGCGACGAGACGCCGGCGAGAAGTTCGAGCAGGTGAGCCGGAGCTTCGAGACTGCCCGCCTGCTCGAAGCGCGGCGTTGATGCCGATGCCGGGCCCGACCAGCGAAACGCGTATTCGTCCTGCGCCCAGCTCGGCTCGACCGCCGCCCGCCTGCGCCCAAAGAGCTTCACGGCGAGGCCGCGTCCTGATTGCAGGCCACCGCGGCGATCGTGTCCATGCACGCCCGGTGGATCGACCGCAGCGCGATCGTGCGATCCGGTGTGCGCGGCACGGCATCGACCACGGCATGACCGAGCGCCACGAACCGCTCGCGAAGATCGTCCATCGCCTCGGCCACGGCCGCATCCTTCGGCGGATGCAAAGTGAGCAGCCGGTCGACCATCTCGTGATCGGTATCGGTCATGCCGAAGAGGCTACATCGCTCGGCAGGATTACCCGGCGACCGGACAGCGGCCGTTTCAGGTCGAGCGCCAAATACAGTGCGCCGGCCGCCGCAAATGCCCGCTCGATCGGCTCGGGATTCGAGCGATCGAACTCCCACGTCTTCGCCGTCCCGACCTTCGAGGTTCGCCCGACCTGCTCGGTCAAGAGCGGGTCGTCGGGCTGCAACACGCGGCGGCCCTTCACGTAGTCACCGAACGTCATGCACGCCTCCGCGACCGAAGCGCCCTTGATCGGGACCGCCTTCGCCTTGCGCATGCTCGCGGAGAGCGCCGCCCCGGGCCCGGCCGGAAACCAGCCGAGCGCCTTCGGCCGCCAGAGCTCTCGCAGGCCCGGCAGTGCGCGGCGAGCCTCCTGCATGCTCGGCCACGAGCCGACGACAGCGAACCGCACGCGGCCGTCGTCGGGCAGCTCGGCCGCGGCGATCGCCGCCACGTGCCCGCCAGCGCCGGCTTCGACGCACACTGCCAGACGGTCACGGAGCCCGTCGAGCGAGCCGCCCGCGTCCACGCACGCGGCCCACGCGAACGGATCGACCGCCGCGTTGAGCGCCCCGACGAACTGACACAGAACCTCGGTGCGGAACACGGCCGGCGGATCGGTCGCCAGCGCCGAACGGATCGCCGCTTCGGGAAGTGTGTAGCCGAGCGACGGATTCGCCTGCGCCCACGCCTTCGGGTCGTCCAGCTCGCAGCCGTCCTCGGCCGACCATTCGGCGTGAAACATCGCAGGGTCAGTGCCGGCGAGCGCGATCGAGCGCAGGTGATTGAGCAGCAGCGATGAGCTGTCACCCGCGTTGCTCATGCACCAGATCTGCGCGTCCTCGGCCGCCATGACGACCTTCGAGATCGAAGACCAGCCGGCGAAGTCGGTCTGCTCGCGCAACTCATCGATGTTGACTTCGCCCACGTCCCACAAGCCGCGGCCGGCTCGGCGGTTCAGCGCCTTGATCAGATAGCGGGGCCCGTGCGGGCCCACGGCACGACCGCCACGCCACTCCGAATCGAGCCGGAAATACTCGTCGTTCAGCGTCTTGTGCCAGATCCCCCGGCGAGCGTCCTGATCCTCGTTGTCGGGATCGAATCGCTCCGACAGTGCCGGCTTGTCGAGCATGAGCGGCACGAGGCCCTCGTTCATCACTTCGCGAGCCTGCGAGAGATCCTGAGCCGTGCCGACGCAGAGCCGGACGCCGCGCACGTAGAGCCGCCAGAGCGTCAGGACCATCTTGACCAGCGTCTTGCCGTTCTGCCGCGCCACGAGCACGACGAAGACGCGGAAGCGGTAGCCCTCGCAGGCCGCGTCCAGCTCTAGCCCGTGGATCAGAAGCCAGCGCTGCCACGGATTGAGCTTGATGCCGATCCGCTTCGCCCAAGCGATGACCTCGAAGCCGTCGCTCGTCTCGCTCGACAGCGCACAGCGGCACGGACAGCCGGCACTCGGCCCGTCGCCCTTGCGCCGCCCCGGCAACGGTGGCGTGTAGAGCCGCGGAAGCGTCCGGCCCTTCACGAGCGCTCGACCGCGGCGACGTGCGCGGCATGGTCCGCCTCGGCCCGATCCTCGGTCACGCGGTAGCCCTTCGCTACCCAGCCGCAGCCCGAGCACCGCGACCGCCAGTAGGTCCGCACCTGCCCGCTGCGCACGAGCTTCCAGTCGAGCGCGCAGCCGTGGAACACGAGATCCCACACACTCACGCCGTCGCCTCCCGCAGCTCGACCAGGTGCCGATCACACACGCCGATCAGGTTGCGGCCCACCGGCCGCCCGCACTCGACCGTCAAGCCCTTCACCTGCGACGGCCCGATCCCGACCCAGCACGTCGCCCACCGCGCCTGAGCTTGGCCCACGGCTGGCGCGGCCGGCGGGAGCCCGACGACATCGACCGGCGCAGTCTCGAGCGGCTGAGAACGATTCCCGAAGAGAGAGAGGCCCCGGC